ACCACCTCTAGCTTGATAAAACGGAACTTTAAGTTCATATCCAGGTAATAACCGAGCATAAACTTTACTGGTACCAGTAGTTAAACCACCAGTCAAACCTGATCGGATTGGAGACAAGCAAGTTAAACTCAAGTGCCACATAGCAGTAGGACCTGTAGGTAACTCAGCATAATCATATGGATATATCCACTCAAACTGAAGAACGATATTTCCAGAGTTACAACAATCTAAAGAAGCATAGTTATCCACTTGCATACAATTCTGCCATTTCAAAGCCTGGGAGATGTCATACGTAGCATTAACTGGCAGTGCATTACACAATCCAGAATATACATAATGACCATAACAACCAGGTGGAACAACATTTACAATAACAATTTCAATAGTACCTCTAATCAAAGAATAATTAGCTGTCTTTTTAACTAAAGCAGCGGCACCAAGAAATAAAGGCCATACGTCCCACGTATTAACAACACTCTTTGCAGTATCAGTAGAAGCAATGGTCTGAGTTGCAATCAAAGTTAACCTACTAAGAAAGTCTTCCTGCGGAGCAGGTTGAGTTTTCTGAAAGTACTTTGGAGTAACAGCAGACATTGCTCGTTGAACGATAGACGCACCAGCTATTGTGCCGGTAGGATTGTCTAATAAAGTAGACACTTCTTCAGAAAGAGTAGCATCATGGATGGCACCGCCATCTAAAATATTCGTAGATTGATTCATAATTAATTAAGATCCTTGATTTCTATTTGGCGTGGTTCCCACGCCGTAAAAGTTCCATCCATCAATGATGGAACCCAATAGTCATAGCTGAAAATTCGTAAATAGCTATTTCCATTCAATTGGTGAACTTGAACCGCTTCATCGCATAAAGCTTTGAAGCGTTCATATTCTTCTCTCCCGTGATACACCATTTCACGGAGAGATTCAGACATACCTACACAAGCATGATCCCGACTACTCAAAGTGGATTCTTTCTTAATAAGAACAGTTCTAATAATAGACTTTTTACTGAGAGGACTAATATAACGTTTATACTCGTCACTCCAGACAATACGTCTCTTAAGAAAATCAACTTCAGATACATTTTTCCGGAGAAAGTTAGTGCTTTTCTTACAAGCATCAGTCATTTTGACACCTAACTCCTTATAAATAATCTCGGAAACATTAGGATCTTCATTATAGTTTAATGCCCTAATAGAATCATCACCATAAGTAACAATTGCATTATTTCTTCTAAAAGTAAAATATTCATGCATAGGAAATGAATCCATTTGCATAAAATTTCGAGCATAATCTTCAACAAATGCACGAGGCATTGGATGAAATTTGTACCAAACATAACGAAATATAAGTGACATCAAACATCCATTGACTTCAACAGTAG